TTTAATGATTTCTGTGAGTTTGTAAATATTCTCATTGAGAAGGTTGACTTTAATAAAGAACTTGAAGAAGGAATATTCGCTGGTAAATCAGAAGAAGAGAAGATGGCTAAGTATTTTGTAAAGATTATTAAATCAAAGGCTGATAATTCTGGATTGGATGCAAAAGAAATTGCTAGAAAGATAGCATTAATACTTAAGGGTATTTAAAATGGCGAGCGCAGAACATAAACAAAACGTTGATACGATTATGTCATATATACTTGTGAAGAAATTAGTCACACCAATAGTAAGAACTGATGCTTATAAATTAAAATTGGTTAATCAGGCTGGTAAGGTAGTTAAAGAACCAACAAATGATAGGGAACATGAGGCTCTTACTTTACTTGACAGAATTATTTTTAAACTTAAACGATTATTGGGTGGAAAACTTTTAAATCTTAATAATTTCCTTTACCTTCAAACAATTAATAATGATTTCTATAATAAATTGGTTGTTAGAGGAACGATAAAACAGAGAGCGGAAATTCAAAGAATTGCTAAAGATGTAAAAGGAATTAAAGAAAAATATAATATGGAAACAGAAGATGTAATTTATTCTTTACTTAAAGAAGAATTAGAACAGGAGTTTTAAATGTCCAAATTTCAACCAGCATATAATCAAGCAAAGATAAAATCTCAAAGAGAAATGGTTCCAGCTATTAAGGACCAGATTGATGAATTGAAAATACAGATTAGGGGCATAACAGACAACGATATGAAGAAAGGATTACAAGCAAAACTTAAGGCCCTTGAAATTAAAATGAAGTCTTATCGTCAAGGTGACCCTGTAAAGGAATCAAAATTTGATGAAGAATCCGCAGCAGCTATAACTACTACTTCAGTCGGTGATGCTGCCGTCGCCGGTGGTCAGGCTAACTTTGCTCCTCATCTGGGAATGGTAAGTCGTGGGGGTGATATTAAACCGCCTAAGAAATGTAAGCGTAAGAAAAAGAAAACCCAGAAAGAGTTTGTTGAACATTATTTTGAAGATTAAATAATGGAGGACAGAGGCCAGCTACCTTTTCCCGAAACCCTTATAAGTAGGGATTACTCCAATTTTTAAACCTATAAGGGAGGTTGTGGTATGTTATTAGATGATTGTGTTGAAATTCCTATAAATGGAAATAGGAGTTATTGGGAAGATTTGGGTTATGAGGTTCCAACAATAAGAGATTATTGGGGAAGACGTTCTGTTAAAAGAGGAACGAAGATAAAAGTTAAAGTTGGAGATTTACCACCAAAGTCAAGAACAAAAGTTAGAAGAAAATGTGATAATTGTGGTAAGATTGATGAAGTTCATTGGTATGCTTATAGAGATTTTTGTTTGAAATGTAGTAATAAACTATTTCCAAAAAAAGGTTATTCTTTAGAAGAAGTTCAGAAAATATTTGAAGAAAATGGGTGTAAACTTATTAGTGATAAATATATAAGTAACGACAAGAAGTTGAAGTATGTTTGTGAGTGTGGTAGAGAATCTGAAATAAATTTATCCCGATTTTTGTTTGGTGGAAGATGTAGAGATTGTGGTCTTGAAAAGGCTTGGAAGACTAAATTTGATAGATATGAATATGGTAAAAATATTGTTAAACACGATATTTCATTAGCGAGAAGAATAAAACGATTGAATAGATTTATTTGTATAAAATGTCAATTTCTAGGAAAAGCGAACGATGGGTTTATGATTTGTCATCATTTAGAATCTTGGGATATTAACGAGGAATTAAGAAGAAATATGGATAATTGTGTTTGTATATGTAAAAAATGTCATAAAGAATTTCATAAAATTTATGGAAGTGGGAAAAATACTAGAGAACAGTTTGTTGATTTTATTGAAGGAGGTAAATAATGAGTTTAGACATTTCCAAAATGTTCCTTTTCAACCCCTTCGCTAAGTACTTCCGTAAGTCAAGACCAGAGGAAGAAAAGGTTGACGAACAGGAATCTGAGAACAGTCAAGGTGTTTCGCAAGAACAAATTGATTTAAATAATTTTATTAATTATGATTATTTGTCAAACCCGGGTGCTGCTATTACTTACGTTGGTATTCAGTTCGAACAATACTTTGGAAGTAAAAGAGGCCGTATACAAAAATATCGTCAGATGGCTAGGTATCCTATTATTAACGATGCCATTAATCAGATTTGTGACGAGGCTGTTGTTACTAACCCTGAAGGTGATGTTCTTAATCTTGAGGTTACAGAAGAAATTCCAGAACATATTGAAGACGAAATCAGAAAGATTTGGAAGTATCTTACCATCAACGTCTTTAAGTTCAACGAAAGAGGTTGGGATTTATTTCGTAAATGGTTGATTGAAGCAGAACTTTATGTTGAAATGATACTTAATGATACTGGTGATGATATTCTCGGTATTAAAATCTTACCGGCTCATACAATGATGCCAGTCTATACAGAGAATAAAATAGATGCTTTTATGCAAGTTTCCGTAGCAAGCCCAGAGTCAAGAGGTGTTGACAACGCTAATCAAGGAAATGTTTCATATGCTCAAAATAAAAATTTTGCTGAAGATAATGAGTCTAACAGTATTATTTTTGATAAAGACCAGGTATCATACTCTAACTATGGAGACTATGGTGATAACTTTCTTGATGTTAGAGGTTTCTTGGAGTCAGCTATTAGACCGTTTAACCAACTTAACAACATGGAAGATGCAACAGTTGTTAATAAGTTGGTAAGAGCACCCCAAAGAAGAATATGGAATATCTATACTGGTCGTATGCCAAAAGGTAAAGCTGATGAATTTGTAAAGCAATTGGCTAATAGATATAAAAAGAAATTGATCTATGATCCAGAAACTGGAGCAATGAACTCCGCTCAGAACATACAGTCGATGACAGAAGACTATTGGTTCACAAGAGATATCAATGGTAATGGAACATCTGTTGATACCATCGGTGGAGATAACTCTTTTGAGGATATGTCGCAGGTAAAGTATTTCCAAGAGAACCTTTATAAGTCTCTTATGCTTCCTCGTTCTCGTTGGGAAGACCCAGCTACTTCAATGTATGCTTCGGGTAAATCTGGTGAAATTCAAAGAGAAGAAATTAAGTTCGGTCTATTCGTTGAGAGACTTCAGAGAAGATTTAAGTACATTATTCTAGATCCATTCATTACATTGCTTAGGCTTCGTGGTATTGACGAAAGATACGTTGACCAAGATATATTCAATGTTAAGTTTACTAAATCTAATCTATTCAAAGAATATAAGGAAATGGAATTGATGGAGTCAAGGTTGTCAATCCTTGGAGCTGCTGGTGAGTTCGTCTATAATCCTACTGAAAATCCAAACGGTTACTTTGCTCCTGAATTTGTTCTCAAGAGAATGTTCTTGATGAATGAAGAAGAATGGCAATGGAACAAAGAACTTATGGATAAGATTAAGCCAACCGACGAAGAGTTGGCCGCTCAACAAGCTGCTGCGGCCGCTGAAGGTGGATTTGGATCTGAAGCCGGTGGTGGATTTGGAGCCGAAGCTGGTGGAGAATTTGGAGCTGAAGCTGGTGGAGAAGTTCCTGGTGCTGAAGTTCCCGGTGGAGAAGTTCCTGAAGCTGGTGCTGAAGAAGCCCCACCACCAGAAACCCCTGAGTCTTTTAAGGTTAATATGGGGGATGGAGACTCGCAGATTTTAAAGGAATGGTTTCAATTAGATGAGTCTATTAAAGACAGATATAAGGATAGAAATTTAAGAAAGCGTTTTAATTCTAAAAAATAAGTGTCTTAAATATAAATACTATAAAGCACTGGGAAAATAGTGTTAAAGGAGGAAAAATATGAAATCAGTTATAAAAAGAGTTCTTAGTGGAGAGTGGGCAAGTCTTCAGAGTGATATCGAACAGATGTCCGCTCAGAAGGTAAAAGCAAAAGTTGACGAAAAGAAAATTGATGTTCTTGCTAGACTTAACGGTCTTTCACTTGACAAACAGAAGGAACTCGTCGCTCTA